TGGATATTACAGCTGATGATGCTGGTATCGAAGCAACTTTTAAGATTGCCGGAACTATTGCTGGCGATGATTCTTTACTTGAGGCAGCCGAAGGCCTACGCGATGGATTTAGCGTTGGAGTTATGGTTGATGATTGGGAAAACAAAAACGGTGTAATGTCAATTAGTGCAGCAAAGTTAATCGAGGTTAGTTTAGTAACCGATCCTGCAATTGATAGCGCAAGAGTTGCCGATGTCGCAGCAACAGAAACACCAACAGAGAATTCCGAAGCAACCGCTGAGGAAACAACAACACAGGAGGAAAAAGTGTCTGATATAACATCAGAAGCTCCTATCGCCACCGAAGCGGTAGAAGCTGCAAAATCAGAGCCTGTGGCATTAACAGCAACTCAACCAGTTGCTTACACAAAGCCACGCTCACCAATTAATTCAAAGGCAACATACCTAGAGCACTCAATTCGTGCAGCACTAGGATCAGATGAGAGCCGTCAGTTCGTTGCGTTCGCAGATAACACAACAGACAACGCTGGCTTTATTCCAACACCACAAAGCACAACTCTAATCAACGGAGTTTCAAACGCTGACAGAGGATTTATTGATGCGCTATCAAAAGAAACATTACCTGCTTCAGGAATGACTTTTGAATTACCTCGCATTAATACTGCACCAACTGTTGCATTAACAGCTGAGGAAGCAGCACCATCCGAAACTGATCAAGCAACCGCCTTCATTTCAGTAGATGTCAAAAAATTCTCAGGCCAACAGACCATCAGCCTTGAGCTAATTGATCGCAGTTCTCCATTGTTTTTTAATGAACTTGTTCGTCAAATGGAGTTTGCTTATGCAAAGGCAACAGATGCTTATGCAGTAGCTCGTGCATCAGCAACCGCAACAGCAGCAACTGCAAAAGCAGGAGCAACAGCTGCAAATTACCTAGCATTTTTTGCTAATGCTGCAAAGAATGTTTACACAGGATCTCTTGGCTTCGCTAAGAATGTTGCAGTATCACCAGATGTATGGGCTGAGATTATGGGTCTAAATGATGCTGGTCGTCCAATCTATATTGCTTCAAATCCAATGAATGCTGCTGGAGCATTATCTCCAACATCAACTCGTGGAAATGTTGCAGGTCTTGATCTGTATGTTTCTCGTGCTCTTACAGGAACAGGCGATGGATCAATTTATGTAATTAATCCAGATGCTCTTACATTCTACGAGAGCCCACGCTTATCACTACAAACTAACCTAATTTCAACTGGTCAAATCCAAGTTGGATATTATGGTTATGCAGCAGTAGCACCTAAATTACCTGGTGGCTACACATCAAACGATAACGCGTAATAAGTAATTAACTGAGTGCCTGTGGTTGCTCCCGATCACAGGCATCCTTTCAAGGGAGTAAGGAGATGACATGCCGAGTATAATTACAGCTACACAGTTGAGATCCGTGCTTGGCGTGTCATCATCTTTATATAATGACGCATATCTCGATCAAATAATAGATTCGGCAGAAACTGTAATTTTGCCAATGTTAGTTACATTTAAAAGCCCAGTTCAAAAAGTGTCGCTGACTGATAATGTCGCCACTTTTACTACACTAGGAATTCATGAATTTACCGAAGGACAATCAGTTGTCATCACAGGATGCGGAACACCTTACAATGGAACAAGAACAATACTTGCAGACAATCTTGGCGAGTATACCTTCTCAGCTGCAATCACAAATGCCGACATCAATGAAGCAAATGTTATTCCAAGTGGAGTTGCCACTTTATCTGGAGCATCAACTTATGTTGGAAACGCAGCTGTTCAATCAGCTGTCTACACAGTTTCAGTAGAGGTTTTCCAAGCAAGACTTGCTGGTGGTGGACAAATCGAAGGCGTTGATTTTACAGCTACACCTTTCAGAATGGGTCGATCATTATTTAACAAATGCGTTGGATTACTTGGTTCTTACATGGATACTGAAAGCATGGCTCAATAAATGCCACCATCCACAATTCTTTCATCAGTTAGGCAACCACTTGCAACTGCATTAGCAGGTGTGGCTGGAAATGTTTATGCTTATGTGCCAGAGAGTGTTATTCCTCCAGCAGTAGTTGTCGTTCCTGATAGCCCATATTTGGAAATTGAAACTATTGGCAAAAGCCAAATTAGAACTAAAGTTAATATGACCATTACAGCTGTGGTTGCTTATAATAGTAATCCAGCATCGCTTGATAATATCGAGCAATTAATCATGAGCATTCTGGCAGTTATTCCTAGTGGATATATTGTCGGAGAGGTTGAAAGACCAACAGTAACAACTATCGGAGCATCAACAATGTTGATCTCTGATATTCGAGTAGCAACCTATTATCAACAAACAACATAAGGAGCGAAAATGCCTACCACCGTTATAACAGGTCGGGATGTTACCTTCACAATCGGCGGTAACAATTTCGACGCACAAGCTACAAGCGCAACACTTACTGGCGAAATGGATCGTCAGACCTATCAGACACTAGACGGAAAAGTCTTTAAGGTAACTGATAACAACTTCACATTTGATGTTGAAATGTTAGCCGACTGGGGCGCAACTGGATCTCTATGTGAGATTCTATGGGGCGTTTCTGAGTCAGCACCAGACACAGGTATCAGCACAGTATTCACAGCTACATCAGGCGCAGTCTTTACTTTCCAAGTATTGCCATCATGGCCATCAGCCGGTGGAACTGCACCAGATGCACAGACTGTAACTTTATCATTCCAAGTAATTGGAGTGCCAGCAGAGAACTTCGCTTAATAAATAAAACGGGAGCAAACAAATGAAACTAGCAATTACAATTGAATATAACTCAGGCGAGCAAGCCACTTATGTAGCCCAACCGCCTGAGTGGGCTAAGTGGGAGCAGAAAACAGGAAACATTATTAGCCAAGCATCTGAAAAGATGGGCGTTAATGATTTAATGTTTTTGGCTTATCACGCACATAAGCGCGAAGCAGCTGGTAAGGCTGTCAAACCTTATGAAGCATGGATGGAAACTGTTGCCGATATTCAAGTCGGTGATGTTAGCCCAAAAGCCATCCTGTAGGGAGTCTTAGTCGTTTATTGGTTCAGTTGGCAATAGCCACTCAAATACCAGTAAGTGAATGGACTGATGCGGATGACATTTTAACAGCGATAGAGATATTGGAAGGTGATAATAAATGACACAACCTCCGATAGCCTATGACAAAAAAGAATTAAATAACATTGTTAAAGTATTACGCCAGATGGATGAAACTGCACAAAAACAAATGAAAATTGCAGTTGGCGAAATAGCAAACGATGAATTATCTGCAATCAGACAAGCTGCTGGAAATAGACCAAATAAAGTTGCTCGCATAATTGCGGATGGTGGATCTGTAAAAAAATCATCATTACTTGGCGAAATTAGATTTGGTCTTGCAAGTCAAAAATTAAGTGGTGGAGCAACTACTCAATTCAGCTCTAAAGGTGATAAACCTAAAGTAGGAATTGGCGGTGGAACTGAATTTGGATCTAATAGATTTAAGCAATTTCCAGTCTGGTCTGGAAAATCACCAAGCGGCATTGGCGCAAAAGGTTGGTTTATTTATCCTACAATTCGCAAAATGTTACCTGATGTAATTAATAGATTTGAAAAGGCTGTATTAAAAGTGAGAGGTGAGTGGGAATAATGATGGCTAAACCATTAACGATCGCGCTTGCTGCGGATATTGATAATTTACAAAAAGGCTTAAAAGACGCTGAAAAGACTGTTAATAAATCAGCAGACCAAATAGCAGATTTTGGCAAAAAGGCAGCAATAGCATTTGCCGTAGTTGGAGCAGCAGCAACCGCATTTGCAGTATCAGCGGTTAAGGCAGCAGCTGAGGATGAAAAAAGTCGTAAAAACCTTGAGCAAACTATCCGATCTAATACTCAGGCTACTGAACAACAAATCGCTTCAATTGATAAATACATTACAAAACAATCTATTGCAACTGCAACAACAGATGATGTTTTAAGACCTGCATTCAGCCGATTAATTAGATCAACTCAGGATGTTACAAAAGCCCAAGAATTGCTCAACCTTGCTCAAGAAATTAGCGTTGCCACAGGTAAGCCACTAGAGGCCGTTACAAACGCCTTAGGAAGGGCTTATGACGGTTCAAACACCGCTTTAGGTAAGTTAGGTCTAGGAATTGATGCAGCCACCCTTAAAAGCCAATCTTTCGAGGAAACAACTAAACAATTACAGGCAACTTATCAAGGTTTTATTGCCAATGAAGCAACCAATGCTGAGTTCAAGTTTAAGCAATTAACAATAGCCTTAGATGAAACTAAGGAAGCCATCGGCGCAGCATTACTACCAATTGTTAAAGAGTTGGCAGATTATTTACTTGTAACAGCAGTTCCAAATGTTGAGGCTTTAGCTGCTGGCTTAATTGGCGAGGATTCAGTTACCGCAGGAATAACCGCAGCAACAGAAGGCGCATTCAAATTTGGTGAACAATTAAGATCAACCATTCAATTTGTTATTAGCATTAAAGAGGAATTATTAGTTCTAGGTGCAATTATTGCAACTGTATTCGTTACATCTAAAATCATTGCTTTTGTTGCAGCAGTCCAGACATTAGTAGCAGCGATGGTTGCTTTAAGAAATGCAGCAGCAGCGGCATCTATAGCAACTGCTTTTGCAACTGGAGGAACTTCATTATTGGTAGGTGGCGCAGCAGCAGCTATCGGATTAGGCGCAGTAGGTATTGCAACTGGATCAACTCCTAAATTCTCAGGTGGCGCAGCATCAGGTAAAGGCGCTCCAGGCCAAACAATCAATAACATTAATGTGAATGCAATTGATAGCGAAAGTGCAGCAAGGGCTGTAACTAAGGCAATTAATGAAAGTGCTGCTAGATCTAATCCATACCTTTCACGCGCAGCTGTTAAGAAGTAGCCATGACAGCATGGAATCCTGATTGGAAACTAATTGTCGGTGGAGTCGATTATACTGACATAGCAATTAGCGATGTTCAACATCAGGCTGGTCGTGATGAT